GGCGCGGGACTTGGCGGCGCTGGTGCATGAGGCGGAAGTGGCGGCGCACAATCGGCTGCAAAGGGGGGTGCGGGCATGACGCAACCGTGGATCGACTTGAACGCGCAGATGCCCGAGCCGGAAGTGTTTGTGCTGACGTGGGACGGGCGCAAGGTTGGCGTCGATTGGTGGGGCAGCAAACGTCATCGTGGCGACGGCGTGACGCATTGGCTGCCGTTCCCGAAGCCGCCCGGAGCGGGGCAGATGTACGGCATGCACTCGCTGCCGCCGAACACTTGACACCGTCTACCGAGCCGCTATGATGTGCGTATTGCCCGCCACGCACTGTGGCCTGCCATGCCCGGCGCTGCCGGGTAGCGGCGTCCGCAAGAAGCCCGCCTGACATCACGTCGCGCGGGCTTTTCGCGTTCTGGCGCGGCTCAATTGTTCCTCGCAAGGGGCTTGTACGGTCGGCCATTCGCCTGCACAGCATCCGACGCCGGATAACGTAACCGGCAAGATCTCCTCCCCCTGTCGCCACAAGCGACTTCGCCCCGCCCGGCCTGAGTGTCGGGCGGGCGCCTTTTCATCCCAACAACCCGCAAGGGCTGGGAATCATGGCTGCACGACTCAATCCGCGCCACTCAGAGATGGTGCGCTCCAAAATTCAGGCCAGTCAGCTAGTAAACCGGCTTACCGATCACGCACTTGGGAACGTCGAGATGACGGCAACGCAAGTGCAGGCGGCGAAGATCCTGCTGGACAAGACTCTGTCCAACGCGCCGCAGCAGACGGAGTTGAGCGGCCCCGAGGGCGGCCCCCTGCAAATCACCCGTGTAGAGCGCGTCATCGTCCGTGGCAACGCTGCGGATTGAGACGGCGCCTGTCTTTGAGCCGCTGCTAGCACCCGCCCGGTACAAGGGCGCATGGGGTGGGCGTGGCTCGGGCAAGTCGCACTTCTTCGCCGAGCTGCTGATCGAGGAGGCGCTAGCCAACCCCGGCACTCGCGCCGTCAGCATCCGCGAGGTGCAAAAGACGCTAAAGGAATCCAGCAAGCGGCTGCTGGAGGACAAGCTCCAGGCGTTCGGGCTGGAGAGCGGGCAGGGCTTCAAGGTATTCAACGAAGTCATCCAGACGCCGGGCGACGGCCTCATCACCTTCCAAGGGATGCAGGATCACACTGCCGAGTCGATCAAGTCGCTGGAGGGCTACCGGATCGCATGGGTGGAGGAGGCGCAAAGCCTGTCCTCCCGCAGCCTGCAACTGCTGCGCCCCACGATCCGCTCGGACGGCTCCGAGTTGTGGTTCTCATGGAACCCGCGTCGCAAGACGGACGCCGTGGATGCGCTGCTGCGGGGCGCCGAGTTGCCGTCGGGCGCAGTGGTCATCAAGGCCAACTGGCGCGACAACCCGCACTTCCCGAGCGTGCTGGAGCAGGAGCGCCAGGACTGCCTGCGGCTGGAACCCGAGCAGTACGACCACGTATGGGAGGGCGGGTACGCCACCGTCCTAGAGGGCGCGTACTACGCCAAGGCACTGAACGACGCCCGTAGGCAAGGTCGCATCGGCAAGGTGGCAGCTGACCCGCTGTTGACGCTGCGGGCGTTCGTGGACATCGGCGGCACGGGTGCCAAGGCGGACGCGTTCGCCATGTGGATCGTGCAGTTCGTGGGCCGCGAGATCCGGGTGCTGGACTACTACGAGGCGGTGGGCCAGCCGCTCGGCACGCATCTGGAGTGGATGCGCGAGCGCGAGTACACGCCGAAGCGGTGCCAGTTCTGGCTACCGCACGACGGCGCGCAGCACGATCGCACGCAGAAGGTGTCGTACGAGTCCGCGCTCAAAGAGGTGGGCTACAAGGTCACGGTCATCACCAACCAGGGCGCGGGCGCTGCCAAGAAGCGCATAGAAGCCGCGCGCCGGGTGTTCCCGATGGTGTGGTTCCACGAGGCCACGACGAGCGCCGGCATCGACGCGCTGGGCTGGTATCACGAGAAGAAGGACGAGGTACGCAATGTCGGCCTCGGCCCGGAACACGATTGGGCTTCGCACGGCAGCGACGCTTTCGGCCTGATGGCGATTGCGTATGAGCCGCCAAAAGAGGCCCGGCGCCTGCCGCCACCGAACATAGGCATCCGATGAGCATTGCGATCCACAACCGGCTGAAAGAGCTAGAGCAGCGCCTGGACGAGCAGCGCCAGCACAACGTCGAGATGGATGCGCGCATTGCCGAACTGGTCGCGCGTGTGGCGCTGCTGGAGGCTGCCCAGCGCGTCCGCAAGGCACCGCAGGCTGCGTAATGGCTCAGGACTTCGATCGCCTGCTGAACGCCATCGACGCGGCCGAGAGCGCGTCCTATGGCAGCGACAGCGAGGGCGAGCTTTCCGCGCAGCGTTCGCGCGCCATCTCGCGTTACCTGGGCGACTCGTCGCTCTATCCTGCGCCCGAGGGCACGTCGGCCGTCGTCTCGCGCGACACGTTCGATACGATCAACTGGATTATCCCGAGCCTGACGCGCATCTTCACGTCGAGCGAGGACATTTGCGTATTCGAGCCGTCCGAGCCGGGCGACGAGCAGCAAGCCGACCAAGAGTCCGCGTACACGTCGTACGTCATCCAGCGCCTTAATCCGTGGTTCCAGATTACGCACGACTGGTTTATGGACGCCTTGATGACCAAGAACGCCTATGCAATGGCGTACTGGGACACGTCCAAGCAAGTCGAGAAGGAGAAGTACGAGCGGCAGTCGCCCGAGTCGCTTGCGAAACTGCTGGAAGATCCGACGCTTGAACTGATCCAGTCGGACGAGTATCCCGACCCCGACTACGTCGAGCCGCCGCCGCAGCAGGTTATCGACCCGATGACGGGGCAGCCGGTCATGGTGCCGCCTCCCCCGCCGCCGATGGTGTACGACGTGGTGGTTCGCAAGACGCGGCAAGAGGGCTACGTCAAGATTTGCGTGCTGCCGCCCGAGCGCGTCAAGGTCGGGCACCGCACGTCGTCGTTCCAACTGGCCGACTGCGACTACTTTGAGTATTGGGAGATGCGGACCATCTCCTACCTGCGCGCGATGGGCCTGGACGTGCCCGACGAGATCGCGGACGACGGCGGCGAGACGGACACCGAAGAGGACGAGGCGCGCGACCAGTTCGGCGAGGACGTGGCCGACGGTGAGGACATCTCGCAAGTCGACCCGGCGATGCGCCGCGTCAAGGTGCGGATGGTGTGGATTCGCCACGACACGGACGAGGACGGCATCGCCGAGCTTCAGTACGTGATGGTCGTTGGCCGCACGGTGCTGTACCACGAGGAATGCAACCGCATCCCCGTGTCGTGCATCGTGCCCGCCCCGATGCCGCACCGGCACGTCGGCATCAGCGTGGACGACATGGTCTCCGATATTCAGGAGATCAAGACGATGATGCTGCGCCAGGGCATCAACAACCTGTTCCTTGCCAACAACCCGCGCACGATCGTCAACGGCAATATCAACCTCGACGATATGCTGACCTCGGTGCCGGGCGGCATCGTGCGCTCGGACGGCAATGGCGACGTGCGGGCCGACGCGCTGCCGCTGGTGACGCCGAACATCTTCCCGCAGGCGATGCAGGGCCTGGAGTACATGGACTCCATCCGGCAGAACCGTGCCGGCGTGAATTCGTACTTCACTGGCGTCGATCAGAACGCGCTGAACCGCACTGCCTCGGGCGTGGCGCAACTGACCTCGTCGGCCGCGCAGCGCGTCGAACAGATTGCGCGCGTGTTCGCGGCGGGCGTCGAGGAACTGTTCTCGATCGTCCACGAGACGATCCTCAAGCACGGCCACAAGCAGGCCGTGGTGCGCCTGCGCGGCCAGTGGGCGGTCGTCGACCCGCGCACATGGAAAACGCGGCGTGACCTACGCATCAACGTGGGCATGGGCACGGGCAACCGCGAGCAGCTTATGGCGCACCTCCAGATGGTGCTCGGGATGCAGTTGCAGACGCTGCCGCTGAACGTCACGACGCCCAAGCACGTCGCCAACACGTTGCAAGAGATCGAGAAGGCGGCGGGCTTCGGGTCGGCGAACAAGTTCTTCGTGCCGGCCGAGCAAGTGCAGCCGCCGCCGCCGCCGCCGCCCGACCCGAAGCTCATCGAGCTTCAGCAGAAGCCGCA